ATCAAGCTCGAGCGTCTCGTCCAAGTCAACATGGACAAGCTCGCCGACGCCATCTGGGCCGCCGCTACCGCTCCTATCACGGTCGCTAACTTCGGTGCTGCCACCGTCACCGCTGCCGATTCTGCCATCACCCCTGGCTCTGCTAACCTCCGCGCTCTCTGGGCCGGTGTTTCCAAGGCTGGCCGTAAGGCGCTGATCGTGAACCCGGGCATCTACTCCCAGCTCATCCCGACCAGCACGACCTCCCTGCCCCTCTCTGAAGGTGCTTACGGTTTTGAAGGCGGCGTCCACTACGCTTCTCTCTTCCCGTCCGAAGCCAAATTGGCTGGTTTCGCTTGCTCGTCCGAGGCCGTTGCGATGGCCGGTGCTGCTCCTGACTTCCAGGCTACCCAGAACAACTTCCTCCTCAGCGAGTCGATTGTTCTCCCGGGTCTTGGTCTGAGCGTGTTCTACAATGTCTGGGGTGATCCTTCCACTCGTAACCTCGTCGGCTCCTTCGAGCTGATGTTCGGCGCGAATAAGGGCATCACGACCGGCACTATCGCCTCCGTCTACAACCCCTAATCTGGGCTGACGGCCTGAAACAGCCCCCAGCGATGGGGGCTTTTTTGTATCTCCAATTCCCTACCCTCCCCACCTATGAGCATTTATGATACATTCTTACCCGACTTCCAAGGTCTGCTAGCCGATATCGGCGTCCCGGCCCTAGTTGACGACCAGTCATTCCTCGTCGGCCTGTCCCGCCCGATGAACACCCCCCGCTTTGAGGCTGGGGGCTTCGTTGACCAGAAGATGTGGACGGTGCGTTTCGCTGCCGCTACGGCCCCTTGGACGGCTTCTGATGGCCGGGTAGGGGGTCAGGTCGCTACCTTAGCCGCAGGGGTTCCTATCGCCGCCCTGGGCGAAGGTAAGAAGTTCACCGTTAACGGCCAGGTCCTCCGCATCAAGGGCCAGTCCTACAAGCAGACTAGCGCCGTCATCGAACTAGACTGCGTAGACGATAACCAGTAATGGCTAAGAAGAGCACCCCGATAGAGCCAAAGTCAAAGGCCGACTTTGATAAGGCTATTAGCCAGTTCGCTAAGGACGTGAAGGTCGATGTGAGCATTATCACTAACGAGCAGATGCGCCTAATGCTCCGGGATGCTATGACGTTTACCCCGCCTATGCCCAAGGGTGGGGGCCGCGGCCTGAGCATTGCAGCTCATAAGGCTGGCATGGGCAAACTGGCTAAAGACGTTAAGCGCATCTTTATTCCTATGGATCAGGGCGTAAAGTCTAAGGGAGTATTCCTCCGGCAAGTTATTAACGCAGTCCAGGGCACAGGCCCTAGCGGCCGCTCCTGGATGGACTTCATCGCTCTTCAACCAACCGAGAAGAATATCAAGGGACTCTCCCCGGTCATGCGTAAGATTATGCAGGACACGGACACGCGCCGAGCCTTTGCCAAGGCCCAGAACTATTTGAGCAAAGCCCGGGCAGATGGTAGTATGCGCCCCATTGAAGGGCCGACTAACGACCTGCGCGGAATCCACGATAAGTATAAAGCCAAGGTCGGTGGGCGCTGGCCTAAGAACGCGCCTGTTGGTGGCCCTCAATACATGGTTAAAACCCTGCTAGAATTGCAGGCTTATATTGCCAATCGACAGCTGAAGGTCGGCTACACAAAGGCCGCGTGGGCTACTGCTCTTCGCCTCATGCCCCCGCTAGTCAGTTCAAGGGGTAACGCCCGGAACTACGGCGTCTACGATGCTCCCTGGGTGGACGCCAACCGATCAGCCATGGGCAAGTTCTCTATGAGTCAGAGGCCAACAGGTACGTCCATGTCTGCCACTAATCTGGTTGGAAACATCAACAACGTTGCAACTGACGCCAACATGGAGAACATTGTTTACGGCAACCGCGTTAAGCAAATTGCCAATAACCCATACTCAATCAGGGCACGCCTTCAGGAAACCATTGATAAAGCCAACGGCAAATAACCAACTTTATGGGCACGAAATCCTCACGTCAAATCCTAGAAGCGGCTATCGCTTCTCACCTCTCAGCTCAGACCGAACTGGCCGGAGTCTATATCTACACTGGCGACGGCGCAGATACCAACGTGCTACCCAAGGCCATTGTCCTCTGCGACTCGGCCCGAGCGCCTAACGATATGCCCCAGGGGCTGGGTAACTACTCCTGCGGAACCCGCGTCACAGTCTTCTCCTCTGCCGACGACAACACCTTGGCCGAACACCGGGCAAGATGCGCTGCCGTTGCCGGGGCGATGCAGGACCTGACGGCCATCAAGGCGGTCTTTGTAGCTGGGGGCGATGCCCTCTGTTATGACGTCACCCCACAGTCCGAGGACGAAGGGGTTAACGAACGCTCCTGGGCGTCTGTCTTTGGCTATGACATCCTAATCGTAGTTAACCCTCAGTAACCTTACCACTTAAACAATAGTATATGGCCGCTGAAGTTTACGGAATTAGTGCGATCTATGGCATCGGAGACACCGCCGTGTCTAATGCTATTTGCCAATCCTACACCAACGACGGCGAGTTTAACAACGAGGCCACCATCGTTGATGAAAACGGTTTGACTATTACCTGGCGCGGCGATGACCGCAAGACGCAGATCAGCGTTGAAATGATTGCTAAGACCTCAACTATGCCTGTACTTGGTAATCCTTTTACTGTCGAAATTAATACTAACGCGGCTTATCCGAATGGCTCTGCTTCGACTACTTTTTCTGGATGGGTGACCAAGATTTCTGACAAGGGTTCCAATAAAGGTTTTTCCGCTATTACTGTTACCGCCGTCGGCTACGAGGCCGTCGTCTAACCGATGTGTCCGCGCGCCCTCAGCGCGTTTACGGACCCCCGCCGCCTTGTCGTGCTGGGCCGTTTTGTTGACCCATTTTCCATGCTTCGCAGGTTGCAGCTGGAGTCTGTAGAGTCTCCCTTCGTTGTGCCCGGTAAGGACGTACGCCCGCTTGATCTGCTTATCGCGGTTAAGATTTGCGCCGGTGAACCTATCGGCAAACTGAGCCTAAAGGATCGTTTCTACCTTGGACGCCTTAGCGCGAGCGAGACATACTTCGTTAAGCAGATGTCCCGTTTTACCGAGTTCGTCCTGATTGAGTCCTGGCCTAAGTTCTGGGAGAAGAAGGCCAAGCATACCAACACGACCGGGATGCCCTGGGTATTAACCGTGGTCTGCAACCTGATGAACCATGGTGTGTCCGAAGAGCGCGCGTGGACGATGCCCGAGTCGCAAGCCATCTGGCTGCACTCATGCTTTGCAATTAGCGAAGGCGCTGACATAAAGGTACTGACCAAGGAAGACGAAGACCTGATCGCTAAACTCGAAACCGAAACCGCATGAGCAACTCAGTAAAGTTTAGCATTGATGGAGATACCAACGCCGAGCAAGTAGCCGGACGCGCTAAGGCTGCTATCGGTGGACTAGACAAGCAGTTGGATGGCATTGGCAAGAAGTTCGGCTCAGGCTTTAAGGACATCTTTTTGTCCTTCCTCGGCCCTATGGCTTTGCTTGGTGCTGCCATGGCGTTCATTGGTAAGATGATTGCCGATAATCAGAAGAAGCACCAGGACGCCAATAAGGCTGCCATCGACGACACTAACGCCCTGATGTCTGCCGAAGACAAGTATTACGCCAACAAACGCAACAACGAGAAGGAGGGTAAAAAGCAGGTTGAGGAGGCGAAGGTGAATCGCGAGGACGTCACTAGGAGTTTCTTGGAAAACGATCCAAGGGGTAAAGAAATTATGAGTCGTTTCCCGGCTCGGGTTAATATGCTGGGAGTTCAAACCACTAGTGCCGGATATCTGGCATCTAGGTCCAAGGAGGTCCAAGACGAAGTGCAAGCTCTCATCGCCGAGGACATGAAGAAGAACCCTGTTGCCGGAGCTAACCTTAAGGACTCCACCTTCCAAGGCCCGCAAGGTTTCTCCAACGTCATCGGCGTTGGCTCTAACCCGGTGCTTGAGAACATGACCAGGCAGACCGATATCCAGCAGCAGATTCTTGAATACATCAAGGCACAGGTCCCCAACGTGGGCCGCCTTGACGTGCCGGACTTTACGAAGCGCGTCCCATTAACCTTACAGAAATCTGGACTAACCTAATTTATGGCACGACAAGACTACGGCAACGACCTTACGGCTGACATCCTCCAGCCTGGCTGGACGACTACCTCTGATGGCTACGGCCTCATCACCATTACGGCCACGTTTAAGAGTGATGCCGAAACTGGAACGTTTGCGCCCTTTGTCCGAGGCACACCGTTCCCGGTTGCCAGTTACAGTTATTGCGCGTCGCATAAAGGCTCCATCAGCTGGGACGCCCTAGGCGTTGCCACCTTGAAGGTTGATTACGTTGGCATTGATCCTTCGGTTAACGGCGGTTCGCATACCAATGCCAACACGTCAGCGGCCAACGGTCTGACGGCTGACAACATCACGGCTCACCCTAACTTCTTTGTTGCTGAGGGTTCGCCCTACCTTGGCGCTATCGCTGGCCCTGCTCCTTATACGAAGGACGCAGTCGATAATTTAGCACCTAATGTTGGAAACTCTGGTCCGGCCTACCTTGGCCTAAACGGCGCTTGCTTTGAGAAAATTAACGGCGGTCGATTCATCGGCTTCGTCGATCCATCCTACCCGCAATACTATGGGAAGACCCAGTACCTTGCCCCGACTACCAGCTACTCTGGGATCATGTATATCGAAGACGAGGCCCAAGTCTCCGTGCTTATTGAACTGTTGGGAACCACCAGCGTTACAGCTTCTTGGAGCACTTTCCCCCTGCTCCCAGCCTGGGCGCCGACGGGCAGTGGCTTTGCTGGGAACCCGGTAAACATACTGTCTCAGGTCAATGTCGAATCCTTCGGCCTGATTTACAAAATTAACTACGAGATCAGATATTCCCGCGTTGGTTGGGAGATTGACGTTTACAAGCAATACTAAGCCATGTCGATTCAACCCGGCCCAGGCTATACATTTACGTCCTCCAGCTTAGGGACTAACCTCAACATCCAGCAGCCTTGGAGCGAATGGGGCGGCGGCGCTGGCGTATGCCCGCTTCAGATTTACAACCTGCGTTACGATGCTGGCGAAGACAAATATTTTATTAACGTCAGCCCTGGCATGGTAAATAACTATGGGGTGCAAGACTACGACGACAACCCCCTGACCGATGTTCCACCCCCGAATATTCAAGTCTTTGCGGATGGCATTACGTCTGAGTATAAGACTAATTATATCTACATTGCTTGCGATAATAGCGGTGCGCCCAATTATTTATTCCCCGATCCTGACGTGCCGCCTTACCTATGGATAACGGATGCTCCGGAAAATAGCAATGACGACACGGGCTTGCTGCTTATTGGGATTGTTAAAGGCAAGACCGACGGCACGACGGACACCCTAGAAACATACAACTACAAGGGCTGCGGATCGCTGTGGGCCGAGCGTTTCAAGTGTGGAGCTGGTGGCGTCAAATACTGGTGGAGCGGCGTCTAACATGGCCTTGCCACCTAGGGCCGGGGCACGGCAGGTAATGCTCGGGAACCCTGCGACCTACGCTACGATATTCCCGCCCGGGTCTACCGTGCTGCCAACGGGCAACCCAACACACAACTTCATCGACACCTACGCTACGTTTTACTCCCCAGAACTGGCGTGGCTTCCTCGACAGCAAAATTTCAGCGCCTATCAGGATTGGTATCCCGAGTACCCTAACGAGTGTATTTCAAAGATTAGCCAGGGCGTTGTTTCGAGGGTTAACTATGTCAGGCCAGCCTCGGCCATAACTTACGCGGTAGAGTCAACCTACCCGACTAACATCGTTTACTCTTACGACCCAAGTCCCCCGGTCTCTGATCCAGTCCCAGACCCCAACGGAACGGTCGGCACTTTTAATGGCACGACATCAGGCGCGTCTTTAACTAAGTCTCTGTTCCCACGTTGGCACACCGACACGCCCTACGACATGGCAGGATCATCGTCTTACGACTATTGGCAAGGAGGCGGTTACTTCCCGCTTAAAAGCCATGACTACATCATCGTGCCTACAGGCTTTAGTAGTAGCAGCACAAAGGTTTTCTCGTGCGACCTAACCGTCACTAACCTGCAAAGCCAAGTGTTTAACATAGACACCGGGCTTGACGAGTTTTACGACTTCACGCAGACGACTTTTGAATATAAGCAGACGGCCAAGGTCGTCATCCCAATCGACTGGGAGGTCTGCTGCTGGAACGATGGGACAGTCATTAATGGGACGGTTTATTTCTCTTCGATTGACGTGACGACCGTAGCACTCGGCAACCCGTTTACACCTGGCCACGGCTTCACCGGCATGACGGCCACGACCGGCACGACCATCACCGCGTCCGGCAGTAGCAACTTTACGGTGACCATTAACTCGGGCTATAGCCCTGTTGAGATTGAGATCCCCCCGGTATCTGGCTCAATCAGCTTTATCTCAGACTTCTCGATTACTTCCGTAACGGCCCCCACCTGACCTAAACCCTACTTTTCCCGCAATAAGTAGCATGGCTAACACCGCTTCTTTCTCGCGTGGAGACTCATTCGGGTGCACTTGGACATGGACGCCCGGGGCTGGTGAGCCTGCTGATCTGCTGGATACGACGATTACGTCGGACATTCAGGACCGATGCG